ATATAACAAATGGCTACAATTACAACTGGCTCTTTTGCGAAAGCCCTTTGGCCTGGCGTCAATTCGTGGTATGGAAAATCATACAATGAGCACACAGTTGAGTGGAGTGCCTTATTCGATTCTTTTAATTCAAACAAGAATTATGAAGAAGACATGGGCATCACATCTTTTGGTCTAGCTTCTGCTAAACCAGAAGGTAGTGCAATATCTTATGATGAAGAGCGTCAAGGCTTTCTCACAAGATACACTCACGTTGTGTACGCAAACGGTTTTATTGTAACTCGCGAAATGGTCGAAGATGACCTTTATAGCGTTGTTGCACAAAAACGTGCCAAAGGTTTGGCTTACTCAATGAGACAAACCAAAGAAAATGTTGCTGCTAATGTATATAATCGAGCTTTCAATAACTCGTTTACTGGCGGTGACGGACTAGAACTATGCTCTACTGCTCACGTTAACGTGGCTGGTGGAACATGGGCAAACGAACTAACGACAGCAGCTGATTTATCAGAAGCAGCGTTAGAACAAGCATGTATCGATATTGGTAAATATACGGACGACAGAGGTTTAAAAATCTCAGTTCATCCTACATCTCTAAATATACCGATAGACCTTACTTATGAGGCCCATCGTATTATGGAGACACCACATCGTGTTGGTACTGCTGACAATGATATTAACGCACTATACAGCATGGGTAAATTCCCAGGCGGTGTAAACGTTAATCATTATTTCAATGATACCGATGCTTGGTTCATACGCACAGATGTTGCTGATGGAATGAAACATTTCCAACGTCGTCCATTACAATTCGCAATTGATAATGACTTCGACACTGAAAATGCTAAGTTCAAAGCAGTTGAGCGTTATTCATTTGGTTGGACAGACCCAAGAGGCGTTTACGGCTCACCTGGTGCTTAAGACCTAAACTGTTAGGTGGGGAAGTACCCTCTTCCCCCCTACTTTTCTTATATTATATAGGAGATATAAAATGGGAGTATCAAGTTATCCTAACGGATGGAAAAATGGAGTTGTCGTAAAAGGCGTTCCATTAGAAATACCTAATCCTGGTAAAGTATTCTGGGTTAATAACTCAGGAGTAATACCTCAGGGTGGTATTGGTGGTTCTGACAGCAATGATGGAACCTATTTAAGACCTTTTAGCACTATAGATGCTGCTATTGGTAAATGTACGGCAAATCGTGGTGATGTTATCTATGTTATGCCTGGACACAGCGAAACTATTACTGCTGATTCTGAAGTAGATTTCGATGTTGCTGGTGTAAGATGTATAGGATTAGGTCACGGCGGTAAAATGGCTCAAATTAATTTTAATGCCACAGCAGCTACTGTTGCAGTAGGTGCTGATGATGTTGTTATTCAAAACATGAGATTTACTGCTGACGTAAGTGCCGTAGTAGATGGTATTGTTGTTGAAGATGGCGTAGATGATGGTGTTATCAGAGATTGTGTATTTGACGTTGTTTTAGCTGCTACAGATGAGTTTGTAGATAGCATTAGTTTTGTAAACGATAATACTCGTTGGTTAGTAGAAGGTTGTACATTTGATATGGCTCTAGGCGGAGCAGCTTCAGCTGTACATATGGACCAAGACACAGACAAATTAACAATTCGTGGAAATGTTATGCGTGGTGACTATTCAATTGGTAATATTATTGGTTCTACTACATTATCTACTAATCTAGATATTGATGGTAACTTACTAGAAAATGGTGATGGCAGTAATTTAAATGCTCAACCATGTATTGACCTTGTTGGCGTTAGTTCAACGGGTACTATTCGTAATAATTATTTAGTTTGTAACTTATCAACTAAAGGAGCTGCAATTGTAGCTGCTAATTGTTTGCTATTTGAGAACTATTATAATGAAGATGTAAGTTCAAGTGGTACTGGTGGTATAATTGGTACAGCATCTGCTGACGACTAATACTAATTAGTCTTGTTTTACTTTTTTGGGGGAGTTATCTCCCCCTATTTTTAAATTAATGGAGATATATAATGGCAGCAAGTTTGACAACAACTAATATTGTTAATGGATCAAAGCGCCTAATAGTACATGGTACAATCTTATCAGATGGCGATGAATTAGCTAACGAAGAAATATATGATTTTTCTGGAGATTCTTTAGCTGTTTCAGCAGCTGGGGTAAAAATAAATCAAGTTTGGTTTAGTAACCCAACTGCAGGTGGTCAGATTTTTGTAGAATTTGTTGGTGGTTCAGCAGATAAATTAGCGTGTGGTTCGGGATTTAATGGTAATGATCATCAAGATTTCAGAGATTTTGGAGGAATACCTAATCACGCAGCTAGTCCTACTGGCGATATTTCAATAACTACCAAGGGATTTGATAATCTTGATCAAGCTGTAGTTATTTTAGATATTTCTAGAACTTAATTAACAAATGAGTTTTGGTAAGAAAACTAGGAATCCTGGTTGGCAACCTGGAAATCATTGGGTTAAATGTGATGTATGTGATTTCGTATACCGAGATTCAGAGATGTTTGAGCGTTGGGATGGAGCAGTTGTATGTAAATATGATTGGGAACCCCGACACTCTCAAGATTTAATTAGAGGAGTTGAAGATAAAATAACTCCTGAAGGATTTATAAGACCCGATGATGATGCAAATGCAGGAATAACAGTTTGTAGAAGCAGAACAGCTAGAGCTGGACAGGCTGAATCTGGATGCGCAAGATCAGGAGATACTTCTTTTACACCAACACCAGTGAGCGGATTATAATATGGCAACAACAAGTTTTGTAGATGGATCAACAGTTATTGTAGCCTCTTGGCTCAATGAAGTTGACGCCCTCGTACACGATATATTTAATGGATTATCAACAACAACTAAAGGTGATGTATTAGCTTCTAATGGAACTAATATTATACCTCTGGCAGTTGGATCAAATAATCAAGTTTTAACAGCAGATTCTTCTGAAGCTACTGGAGTAAAATGGGCTGCAGCAGCAAGTGGAGATGTAGTAGATGATACTACACCTCAATTAGGTGGATTTTTAGATACTAATGGCAAGTTTATAAGTTTATCACAAGGAACTGCTATTGCCTCTGTAGCTGGTGATACAAATATATGGGCTAATGATGATGGTAATACAGTTCATATAACAGGTACTAATGCTATAACTGACTTTGGTACCCCGAAGCGAGCTGGCTGCCATATGTGGTTAATATTTGATGCTGCTGCATCTGTTGTAGATAGTGGCACAATAACGGTAGCTGGTAATACTAATTTTCAAGCTGCTGCTAATGATTTAGCTCTTGTTTACGCATTAACTACTTCTACATTCTTATTTATGCCATTCCCTAATAGTGGGAGTTCTCCCGTAGCTGCTTCTGGTGGCTTGGAAGATGCTGGAGGAAATATTGTAGGAGTTGAAAATCACGTAACAACAGCAGGAAGTTTTACGGTAACTAATGGCAAGAACTTAGTAACTGGTGGACCATTCACAATTGCAAGTTCACACACTGTTACTGTAGGCGCTGGCGAAACATGGACGGTGGTATAATATGAGTACATTAAATGTAGATACACTTCAAGACAAAGCAGGTGCTTTTGAACACGCAAGATTAGTTCAGATTGTTAAAACATCACTAAGTACAAAGTCAACAGGTACTACAGCAGTAGTTGCAGACACAACTCCAATGTTGATAACGGAGGGCGACCAGTACATGACATTAGAAATTACACCAACTCACGCGGATAATATTCTGTATGTTTCTGCTAATATACCAATGTTTGGGTCAGGCAATGCAACAGATATTGCTCATTCTTTATTTAATACCGACATTCATTCGACAAACGCTCTTGCTACCACAGACTTTTATCTGGCAAACCATAGTAATGCATGTGGTACAGCCCATTTGACATACGATTGTCTAGCGTCAGACGCAAACGGAACTTCCGCCACAACATTTAGAATGCGAGCAGGAGGGGTTGCTGGAACTTATACTATCTGCGGTTATGCAAATTCAGCGCAATATAGTACAGGGTCAAGATGCACAATGTATGTTATGGAGGTAAGAGCATGAACGTAAAGGATAGAAATATAACTACTAATAACCCTTTCGCACTTGGTTGGAAATATCCTAATGTTGGTGGTATCTCAACAGTTGATGGAGTTATAACAGAATGGAATGATTCACTACCAGAACTGACACAGGAATTAGTTGATAGCATTGAAGCTGAGTGGACGGCAAGTGAGGGTCATAAAGAAAAACGCAGAGCAGAATATCCTAGTTGGCAAGAACAAATGGACATTCTGTATCACTCTGGTGTAGATGGTTTAAAAACTGAACTTAAAAAGACTAAGGACAAATATCCAAAATGAGTACATTAGTAGTAGAAGCAATTCAAAACGCGGCAGGCAATAAGTTAGAAGCAGTTCAACTTGTATCATCAGGTACTTCCACAGGTGTTGCATCACTTGACCTTGATATTTCTAGTAGTGTTTTTACTCACTGGGATTTATGGATAGATTCAATTACACCCGCTACAGATGGAGCAGTATTAGCTATGCGAGTTTCTATAGATGGTGGAAGTACTTTTAAATCAGGTTCTAGTGATTACTCATGGGGTGGTGCTTACTCTACTATGGCAGGTAGTGGAACAAACCAACATGGCGATGCAGATCATACAGGAATGTCAATATTCGCAGATAATGTTTTAGGAAACGCTACTAACGAGACAAGTAATGCAAGAATAGCTATCTTCAATCCTCGAGATGCAGGGCAATTTTTTAATATTACTTCAATTGGCACAATGACATTATCATCTGGTTCTAAACAATGGGGAAATTATTCAGGGCATTATAAACTTGGTACTGATGACATAACAGACATCCAATTAATATTTGAATCTGGCAATATCGCAGATTGTAATTATAGACTTTATGGATATAAATAGGAGAAAATCATGACACGTTATCGTCAAACTAAAGATGGAAAAATCGCATTTACTCCAGAACAAGAAGCTGCCAGAGATTTAGAGGAACAGGCTTGGGAAGATGGGAAAGAT